TAACCATCATCAATGAAACGTGGTGAATACTCCACAGTTCGTTGTAAAGCATAACGAGCCATTGCACCAACGATTGGACATTGTGGAGTTTCATAACAGGTAGACAATGCTTTGGCTCTCAATAATTCAGACATTATCTTGTGTCCTGCATTGATAAAACTATGAGTCCAAGGAAATTTAGCAAGAAAATGTCGAGGATCCCGAATGATTTCATTACTATCACCACAAATCAATCCACAAAACGAAGCAAGTGACGGATCGCGAACCTCATTGATTTTGATAGTGAAACCCAAACGGGCATAATCTTGCTCAGCCAATAATCCGTTACAGGAGAATATCCCATCATCACCTTCAACAAAGCCATTAAGAACCAAGTTGCGTTGTTTGGCAATAAACAAGGTCAACATAAGATTCGTAAACCCATTGCCCAACGAAGTGACGACTTCCCCAGACATACGGCGACCAATCAATTCAGCACGAATTCCTTTACGTGTATGCATCACATTTTTCCCGGTGATAACTTTACAGAACCAATTAGAAATCAATCCAGGAAAACAATGTCGGTACAATTCACACTCACAAATGGACATAAATTCTGGTGTGAAATGACTTTCAAAAGCAGTATAATCAGTAGCGAAATAACGCATACCAGGCCGACGCAAGGAATTGATGAGACCAGGACGATCTGGCACCGGCACATGTTTAATAAAATGAGGATCTTTATACAACAAATTTTCCAAAGCTTTTGAATACGGGCCAAAAGTAACCTTAACAGAATCACATCGACTGTTAATCAAACGAGCTTGTTTAAACTTATCGTAAGCCTCAGTTTTAATAAATGTGTCAATATGAGAGGATTGTCTACGGGATGGTAGACCTCCCCGCAACTCATCATGAGCCCTTATCAATTGAGACTTCCGTTCTTCATTAAACGGCGTACTCGACAACCAGTCTTCAAATGAAAGGGGTTGCAGAATTGGAAGATCTTTAATGTAGTCTAACACAAAAATATGGAATAACCTTAAAGTGTCTGTGTCAGGTATTGGTAGTTCTCTTCCAATACGAGATTTAAAACCATCAAAAAAAGTTTCTGGATCGTTCGAATCGACATGAATTGGGGCATAACCAGGGACAGCCACGTTAAACACTGTCCCATGATCCTTACACTGTAACAACCGAAACATTCGCCGTCGACTTTTACGAACCGTCGACAATAAAATTGAAGCACCTTTAGGGAGGTCATTAATAGGTTTAACAATAGGCATCTCACAAGAACGTATGCCAACTGTATAAACC